CCGGCAACGCAGGCGCTACAGCAGCGCAAGCGGAACATGCTTCACGGGGTTGGCTACACGTCGTTCCAGGGGGTCTCTTTCGCGCATGGGATGACGGAGGAGGTCGTGGAACAACTGCAGCTACAGTGTGACGCACAGGGTTATGGGTGGACCACGTGCGGCGATGACACCTGGGGAGCTGTGGTGACGCCGGACGGGATAGTGTTCTTTGCACTTGACTGTTCGTCGTTCGACCTGTCACAGAAGAGCGTGGTGACGCGGGAAATTCGGAAACGGGTTTATCAGCGGTTGTGTGAGGCGGATGTCGTGGCCGCGGCTTTGTGGTACTTGTACACGGAGAAGCGGCTAACGGTGATGGCGCACTCATGCGTGAGGCTGGTGACTGACGGCGGGCCTTCGGGCATTCCGTTGCAGAGTACCGTAAACGACGTGCTGATGACAGTGGCCCTACAGCGGCTCTTTCGGCCGCTGGAGGTGCTATTTCCTTCGAAGGAGGGGGGCCGCAAGGTGGTGGTCCTCCCGGAGTCGACGGAGGGGCTGGACAAGGTGATACAAGAGGTGGGACGGGGGTTGGGACTAACCATACGATTGGAGTCGTATTCGCTGGTGCGCGGAGTGTGGACTATTAAGGAAGCACTGCGCGTGTCCCCGTTTCTCTTCTGTGGCTACTATGTTCATGTCCTGGCCAGCGAGGACGGGGGGCCGGGGCAGGCGACGGTCTGCTTTGATCTACCTCGCGGGCTCACGCGTGTGCGTTTCTTTACGGGCAAGTGGCTTGCCGCGCTTGATTTTCAAGTTGCGGAGAAGCTGAAGCTGGCATCGTTCGTGATGCAGCTGGGAGTCGCTCCTGTTGGGTTGGAGAAGGCTTTCGACGCGCTGCGTGAGTACGCACTGGCCGGCCTGAAGACGTTGCAGGCGGACCTGGTTGTGAAAAATAGCCTGCTGGCCTCCGCGCTGCAGGCGTCTGAACAGGCGCAGATGGAGAATGCGCCGCAGACAGTGGCGGCGTTGATACGGATATTGGAGACGAGGGAGGAGGTGGAGATGCTGTGGTTGAAGCCGCGTGGGGCCCGTGAGGCACTCCACGCGGCGCAGGCACAGTTCCCCTCCACGTCCCGTCGTGGTGCGGTGGCGCTTCCGGCGGACAGGCGTGAGCCTGATCCAGTGTCGCGATCACAGGACGGCAGGCAACCCTCCTTTGTGATGGCCCGCCAGGCGGCGGCCGCCCAGCGGGCGGCTGCCACCCGGGCGGCGCTGGCAGGGGAGGACAAGGTGAGCCGGCGGGAGCGCCGGCGCGACTTGGAGACCAGGTGGGCAAACAGGGAGGAGGATATGTGGGGGCTGGATCTGGGCGAGGAGGACCCGGACTGGTCCTACGCCCTGTAGGCGTGAGAACGAAAGGCAGGTTTGGACCCGACCTGCTAAAATAATCGGGCACAGTCCGTTTGGGGGGAGACGGCAGCTGGAATCTCCTCCCCTCTGCGCGCACCAGAGTGAAGTGCGCTTGTTCGACCCACCGGGGGGCTTAAGCCCGGAAAACCCAACAGCGACAGGTATTACAGAGAACAGCGAGAGATGGCAAAGCGTCAACAAAACGGAAGACTGCGGCGGCAAGCGCCCAAGACGGCTGCGCGCCCGAAGCGCGCGGCCAAGGCGTATGCGGTGAATCCTTATGCAGGTCTCCTGATGGATCCGTGCAACGGTGATTTGAATGCCGCCTCCCCGTTTGAGGGGGCGGACGCCGCGTTGAGTATACGCACAGTGGATTATGTGGTCCCTGGAACGGCGCCCGTAGGCACGGGATTCTCCGATGTATGGCTCTATTGGCAGCCTGGCTATAGCAACCAGGTGACGCTGGCAAACAGCGTCCCTAGTTCGCCTAGCCCGGGCACGCCTCAGGGCACTGCGTTTGCTGTTACGAGCATGGCAACCTTGATGCGCTGCAAGGCCAGTTGTGTGGAGTGGATCCCCACTGGCCCGGTAGCGTTGAGGGCCGGGATGGTTGGCTTGGCGTATAGCCCAGCCGGCAACCTGTGGAGTCCGGTCAATCCTTATGATCTTGGCCGGATCCTTCCTTCGGCCCAGCGCACGGATTGTAACGGCTCATGCAAGCATGAGGTGCGGTGGATTCCTTCCCACAAGGACGGGGATTTCCTTCCCATCGGCACAAATTCCCCCCCAACGACCAACGTGGGAAACGCCGCGGTGGGCATTATGATCAAGGGGGTGGATTGCTCCGGTGGGCAGCCCAACGGGTACTTCAAGATCACGTCCGTTTGGGAGTATGTCATCAGCCCTGATACGTCGGCGTACAGGGCATCCCCGGCCGCAGTGCCGCGTCCGCCGCCATACACGCTCAACCAGGTGTTGCGCTCGGTGCCCAACGCCCTCGCCCTCGCCATTGACTTGGTGGGGCACGGGGGGGCCGGGCGCCCTGTCCTCCAGGCGGCTTCGCGGCTGCTAGGGGCAGGGTCACATTACAACGCAACGCCGTACGGGCAGCAGTCGTTTGGCGGAGGCCGACGTCTGGCGCTGGAAATGCTCTAGTCTCTGGTGCCTGCGCATAAGGCGGCAGCCACAGTTGTCCAACAAACCAAACTGACCAAGGATCCCAAGGGTTAACAAGCCAGCGGGTGAGGTATGAACGGTGGTCCTCGCGAAGAACGGCGCAAAGATGAAAGCCGTGAAGCGATGTGACTCAATGGTGAGGACGAGGGGGGGCGTAAGACCGCGGTCGAGCAAAATAAAAAATTAAAAACAAAGAACGTAGGGTCGTTCTTCCTCTTTACACGAG